CAATGTAAGTGAACGTGACACTTCCAGTTGTCTGGTGTCCCTGGGTTGTTGGTGGTTGAGAGGACTTTCCACAAGAGGTTCCAACACCTCAAGCATATTGTCACGAGGTTACCAATCTCGATTTACACACTCTCTCTCTTCCCAACTATTAGCAGACCCAGGGTCCTGACTTTGGTCGTGCTGCTCTCAGCGGTTGGACTCTATTGTAACACGTCCCCAAGCATCCCAAAAGTAGGACTCTTGGACGCGAGTTCATTGACAGCTTGGAGTTCTCTTGCGTGAATACCATGTTCTCCTATGCAATTATAGTCGTCCGGAAACGGCATTGAATAGGTGGTATAATACTCGGTCCACTCGTTAGGCCAATCAAGCATGTCAAGTTTGAGCGGTTGCAGCGAGTCGAGACTATCCAAATAGTTCTCAACTTCAAGCTGTGTTGCTTCAGTTATTCCATAGAGTCTTTCCACGAGTTCACGTGTCAGACGGTGCGGCGTTTTCCTCATTTGATCATGTTTTTCATAACGATCTATGAGCTGGTTGCGTTCCCACCAGGATAGGTTTTGGACGAGGCGCTCTATTCTGTCCTTGTCATCATAAGTGACGCGCAGCAAGTATGCACCAAAAGAATCCAGAATTGGACAACCACGGTAACAATGTGCGACGGAATAGCCTTTGTTCCGGAGGAGAGCATTCCGAGTACGTGCGTTAGCATTAACGTACTTTCGTGTCCCCCAGCCGGTTTTGGCTAATACCTTCAGCGGATTTGTTACCACAGTCAAATCTGGATCCTCAGGGTGAAAAAGCATACCACAAAAAGAGGCTTCACCTAGGTCGGTGAAAATTAAGACCTCTTTCATGTTGCAGCCCAATCGCTGGTAATCAGCGGCAGTGGGTGCTGCGGACTTGGGTGTGACTTTGAATAGCCCATCGTCCCCTTCGAAGAATCCTTTAAGTTTTGCGTTAGGGTCCTTGCACCAAACCAGATACAAAGCAAGTATCATGTTGGAGAAGCCGTTACCCAAAGAGGTATTCATTTCGCCAGACATTCGAGTAGCTCGAACGAAAGCGGTGAACGCCTTAAAGGTCATGTGATTGATGCCTGTAAAAGCCATGTCTATCGTGGAAAAGAAATATTTCCCACGGTCACCCAATTGTGACACCATGTGCTTGTACAGCTCAAATTCGATAACATCGAAAAATTCTTCGTCGAAGTGTGCTTCAAAAGATGAATAATCAGTAACGTTGTATTCCGCACCGTCCTCCTGGAGGTGAGTTTTGACGACCTCGGGTCTGTCTCTCACCGGTACCAGCTTGATAAATGGGCTGGGCTCTCCAGGAGCTGAATAGTGGAACACTTCATCACCAATTTTATCAAAAATTGGACCCACCAGACATTTGAAAAAGTCTGAGCGGGAATTTATTGCGCGCGGGTGTTTCCACCCTTCGTAATGCTCCTCCTTGCAGAAGGACTTACACCTTAGTATCTTTTTGCGCGTCTTGTTGGGAATCTTGGACCAGTCCTTTATTTGACCTGTTTCGTCAATGTAATGTCTGTGTAATTCCCAGACCTCCTCAAGCTCGTCACAACGTGCACTCGAGTAGGTTCCTTTGGCCCTCTGATTGGCAATCCATGTCTCAAAGGAGAGGTCAGCGGTAGGGTCAATTGGCTTAAGATTCTTGCGCACCCACTTATGCACAAATCTTTTTAGTCTCCGTTTTTCGAATCGACTAAGACGATTCCGCGCCCAGCCTAGGCGCGCCTGCAGCCCGCAGGCCAAGGAAATTGGGTCTGGATCCGGTTTTGGGGGAACTGCGCCTTCAACATGACAGCCGAGAGAGATCGATTGGGGCACTCTCTTTCGTTGCATTGTTTTGGCAGGTGTGTGTACTTTGGCAATCAACAACGACGCTTTCACGTCGGTGATCTCTTTTACTTTCACACCTGGATCAGTCACCCTATACCCAGCCAGATACAGCCCCTTTCTCCTTATTGGGCCGTCAGAAAAGCCGAAATGCCGTCGGCGACGCGAGTCTTACTCTGTACGTCGGCTGTGACTGCAGCCACGGTCATAGACCAAGGGTCAGCTGCGCCACTAACGGTTCGGGCCTGGATCAGAGCACTCTTCCTATCACCATTACTTGGTGCGGTCAAATCTATTGAATTTGCTGCCTGATTAACCCGCGTTGCCAACAACTGTGGGTCAATCCCGAGCTGATGAATTTTCGGAATCATCAGTTCAGAGGGGAGCTGGTCGTCTAATAGAAAAGACACAGGTTCGTAATGGGTGGTTGAGCAGTCCATCTTGAAAAGAAGCGGACCTAGTCCTGACCTCTCAATAACCTCGTCTCTGCGTGTGCCTGAGCCAAGGGGAGTGGAGATGTGTGCACCATTTGCAAAAACAACATTGGCGACGCGTGCACGCCAAATGCTGAGCAAGGATGATGCCGTCTGGATTGGTGCAGCGCGATACCACTCATCGTCGCCGTTGTCCTCAATCCATTGCGGGGTCGAATATCGCCCGGGTACAACTCGTTCCATCTCCAGAACGTAGCTGGTTTGGCTCACTAGTGTCA